GGTGTCGGGCTGCCGATGGCCATGACGATCAGATCACCCTGCTCCGGCGTATCGACTTGAACGAAGCCGGCCTTGGTGAAATTGTCGACGTACAGGTTCTCGCCGTTGTTCCACCAATCATCCTTGCGGTGGAAATCCATCAGAGTGATGCCAAGCACCTGGCGATAGTAATCGCGAACCAGCGTGTAGCAGTCGATGACACCATGGACGAAGACGCGTCCTTCCAGTGCCAGTTCGCCGCTCGCTGGCATCTCATGCCAAGTGGCCACGCCGTTGACCAAGCCAACGATCCACCAGGTGGTTCGGCTTACCGCATGGCTGGCAAGATCATGCAGGCTCGGTTCTGGGCCGACATCCGGGTGCGAATGGACAATCACGACGATGTCGCCCAGGTCTTCGGCAGCCGCGTAGTCCTCGGGGTGCAGGATGAAGTGGTCGGTCTCGTCCGACTGGTTCCGGCACGGCACGTACTGCGGCTTGCCGCGGACATTTACGACCAAGCCGCAGGACTCGCGCGGATACTCCGCGCGTGCATGGGCCTCGGCGTCAGCCCGGCATTTATTGAACAGTTCGCTCATGATCAAAGCCTCGGCACATTGGCAATACCCGGGAAGCCGCCGAACGGAAGCTCTGCGAACTCACCGAAGCGCAACTTGCAGCCCTTCATGGTGCGGCTGCATTGATCCCTGGCTGGATCGCTAGTTGGGTTATTCAGGTAATCCGCCACGGGCCCGCCGGGGTAACCGCACTCACCGGAGCGATAGGCCCAGAGGCAAGTCCCGGCGATCACTTGGCGCCGTGGCAGCTTTACGCCGGTTAGATCGAGCGGCGACCCCAGATCGAACTCGATAGACGCCGAGTTCTCTGATGCCTTGCGCGTGATGATCCAGGTTTCAACCGGGTATTCCTCAGCCGGGTTGGCTGTCGGATTACCGGCGGCGAAATTCACCGCATCCAGGTACTTGACCAGCGTGCGACGGCGTTTGAGCTTGGCGCCCAACAAGTCTTCGTACTGCCGGCAGAGCGCCGAGATCGTGCCGCCGAAGTGTCCGACCTGAAGCTTCGGCCGAGCCGGTGAGCCTTGGCTGGGAGTGGCGAACTCGCTGGCATTGATCGGCCATGGTGTATAGAGGAACCCTTTCCACACAACCGTTCCCAGCGTCTCATTGGTGCCGGCATGAAAACGAATGGTCTGATCGGGCAGGATCAGTTCGAAGCCTTCCCAGATGGACAGGCCTGTTGCCAGCGAAAGCTGACCTTGAAGAGCCGTCATTCGAACACCTCTTCGAAGGTTGCGGAAATGCTGTCAACGCGGCGAGCGATGTCAGTTCGTGTCCATTCGCGACAAACAAAAACCCCGATCGGGTGACCGGGGTGCGTGTAGTTGAAGGCTTCGATTGCGCCCCTGGCGATCAGGAACGCGTCAATGGCATCAATCTCGGTGTCGATCCGCTTGAACGTCAGCGAGTACTTGCGCCTCTGCCGGTTGATGCCAGTCCCCTGCCGTTGCTCATACCCATCACCGAACGTGATGACCTTGACCGTCGGCGTGATCACCCGGGAGGCGTCATAGGTTGCCCGCCATGTGAATGCCAGCATGATGCCTCCTTATGTGAGTTGCCCACCGTTGCGGCTTGCGGTTGCGATTTCCTGACGGCAGACGACTTTGATGGCTTCGGCCAGGCGCGCTGGATCAGGTGAAGCGCCGCCACCCTCGGAAGCGTCCACCGTCACACTGACGCTGACCGTGCTGGAGTTTCCGCCTCCGCCACGCACACCAAGACGCCCCTGCGAGTCGCGAGCCAGCGGCACAATCGCCTCTTCCGTCTTCTCACCCATTACGCCCATCTGCCCGTTGGCCATTCCAAAAGCTGTTGGCTTGGTGACGATGTTGTTGGTGAAGGCACCACCATTGGCGAACATCTGCACGCCGCCGGACCAGGCGCCACCCTTGGCTTGTGGGAAGTACTGAGCGGAGTAACCAGACTGAGACGCGCCCAAAGAGGTGGATGAGCTGCCACCGAAGTACGAACTGGCCGCCGAGGTAGCCAAGCCGAACAGACCGTTCAGCGCCGCCGAACTGGCCTGCCGTGCTGCGATACGCGCCATGTCAGCAAGGATCGACTTGGCGAAGTCCGAGAACGATGCCTTTCCGGTCGTAACAAACTGAGCAAAGGCATCTTCCGCAGTACTGAAGGCGTTGGTGAACAGGCTTTTCGTCTGCCCAGCCACGTCACGCGTCGACTCCAGGTAGTTCTCCCAGGCCGACGATGCGCCGGCGGTCCAGCTACCCTGCGCCGAGGTCATGTCGTCACAGTTGGCGACCACCACATTGCGCAGCTCCTGCTGGCTCTGCGCGACCGCTTTCAGCTTGGCGTTGTACTCGTCGAGGCTCATGCCGCGCGAGCCGTCACCGTACTGGTCCGCCAGATCGATACGCTGGGCGTTGGCCTTGTCATCGATGCTGTTCTGCTGATCAGTCAGTCCGCGCTGCCGATCACCTTGTCCAAGACTGGAAGCTGCGCGCAGGCCTTGTTGCCGAAGCGTGTCGACCTGCTGCTTTAGGGCGTTGGTGTACGTGCTGACAGCCAGGGTCTGCTTGCGTAGCCGGCCTTCTTCGTTGGTGGCGATGACCGCCAGTTCGCTGTCGCTGTCCTGTTGCGCCTTGACCATGGCAGTACGCGCATCCGCGATCTTTTGATCAATCTGGATGACCTGCGCCGCGGTGGTGCCCTTCTTGGTCTTGGTCGCCTCGAGCGCATCGATTTCAGCCTGGTAACTTTGGGTTACCTCAGTGGCTTCCTGCTGCAGCAAGCTGACCCGCTGTTCGGTGAAACTGGTTTGAGAAATAACTCCGGCGCGCTGCGACGCCTCCAGTTCCTTTTCCGCATTTTTGTAGTAGGCCAGCGTTTCGGCCAATACGTTCTTCGCGTTGTTGAAGCCGGTCAGGTCGACACTGCCAGGGGCTGCTTTCGGATCCTTGAACTTGTCGTTTAGATTCGACATGTTCTTTGCGACTGCTGCTGGATCGAGCCGGGAGTCTTTCGGATCGACCTTGCGAATATCGTCGAGTTGTTTTTTGTAATCCTTTATCGCCTCGGCGCGCTTCTGCTCATTGGTCAGCGAGGACTTCGTCAGCGCGTCAATTTTCGACATTGCGGAAACAGCGTCTTGCTGAGCCTTGGCCGTGTCGGCGTCATACTTCGCGATGTCAGCACTTGCATCCCGCTTGTCCTTCAGGAGGCTCAGTTCATCTGTGATTGCCGTAATGCGGTCTTTCGCGTCGCCATCCTCATAACCGGTGCCGACTGTCGATTGCAGATAAGCCAGTTTTTGGGTGAGCTCAGTTACACGCAACTGCTCGTCTTGTTCGCGACCGACATTTTTCAGTGCATCAACGGTCTTTGCGGTTTCACCACGAATCGCCGCCCAAGCTTTTTCAACAAGGCCTAGGTTCTGCGTGATCTCCCCTGACCTGCCTTTGATTGTGTCGGCATAAGTGTCGGTGAGCAGTTTGGTAGCGCCGATCTCATCGCCCTGCTCTTTCAGGGCAACGATTTGCGAATATACGGCAGCAGTGAGGAAGTGGTACTGCTCGTTCAGCGACTTCGCCGCCGCAACCGGGTCCTCAGCGATTTTCACGAACTCGGCGACTGTTGCATCGACTGACTTGCCGGTGGCCTTCTCCATTGCCAGGGCAGCTTCAGTAATCTCGACGAAACTGCCACTTGCCAGCTTTCCGTTGCCGGCCAAAGTCGCCAGCACTTCTGCGGCTGCGCCAGTTGTGCCTACCGTAGCACTGACCTGACGGGCCATCTCGGAAAGCTGTCCAGCACTTGTCCCGGCAAAGTTGCCGGTGAGCGTCAGCGCTTTGTTGTATTCGCTCGCTTCTTTGCTGCCCTGGTAATACGCATTCGTGAGAACAGCGACACCAGCAGCGGCCAACGCAAGTGGAGCGGCGATAGCGGCGAACTCGACTGCTGCACTACCTGCACCGGCGCCTAACTGAGCCACAGCGCGAACGCCACTCCCCCAATCGCCTGACGACAGAGCATTGCCCAGTTGAACGACGTTTTCCTGCGCCTGGCGGGTACCGAGTTTCAGCTTGTCGAACCCGGTCGCGGTTTTTTCGAGCTTCGAGTAATCCTTGTCGATCTTGCTCAGCGAGGAGTTGTACTGATCCTGGCTGATACGGCCCGCATCGAGGTGCTTGCCCAGCTGCTCAACCTGAGTGTCCAGCTTGGACAATGCCGCCTTCGCCGGATCGATTGCGCCAAGCAGGTTGTTGAGGGCCTTCTGTTCGTCCAGGGTCGACTTGGCCAACGCCACCTGCTGCTTATCCAGCTGCGCGGTGACCTTGGTGAACTCAGCCTCACCATAGGCTCCGGTCTGGATCAGCTTCGCCAGGCTTTCACGCTGTTTGGCCAACTCCTGCGTGGTGGTCGCGCCTTTCGACAGCGACTTCTCCAGCGCTTCCATTTCTTTCATCAGGCCGACGGCGGACTGCTCGGCTCGCTCGCCGGACTTGGTCAGCTTGTCGAGATCGGTCGCAGCGTTTGCGGCATCAGCCGAATCGACCTTGATGCCGAGTTCTGCAATGTTCATCGACTCACCTTGAATAAGTGCCCGTCTTCACGGGCTGTTGTCGCGGGCTTCGGCCATTACCGCAAGAGCTTCGGATTCCATGATCCGAATGTCTTGGAACACACCGGGGCGCTCCTTAGCCGGAATACCAACGAGCCGCATAACGTTCGGCAGGACGCCGTAATCGAGACCTGTTGCGCCGCTTACACCCGTGCGCCACTGAGTTCCCATCGAATCCATGACGCGGAAAGATGGCCAGTTATCCGGCCAAACTTCGAAAGTTTCGTCATAGTCGGATGGCGATAGTCCGTACATTGCCAAAAGCTCGGCTGAACTGTCTGGCTCGTACAGGGCGCGGGTAGCGGCGGTTAGTTTCCCAGGCGCGCCTTTCCGTAGGCTTCGCTGTAGGCCTTGACCACTGCATCCGAAACGCCGATGCAGCTTTTCACCAGCGCAGTGATCGACTCGTCACAAAGATCGTCGTCGAAACCCCAGGACACGACCAAGTCCTTGATCTGATCAGCACCCTGTACGACTTCGGCCGCAGTTACCTCAGAAAGAGACGGCTGCTTACCCTTGAACCGTTCACCGAGCGCTTCCGCCTTTTCCTTCCACGAGTCGAACAGCGCAGCCAAATCCGTACGGTCGCGATACTTGAATGTGAACGGCACCATTGCCGGCACCCCGCCAACCTGCGGGATAGCAACGTCAATGGTGAATGTCGGTTTCGGCGCAATGGAAAACTTTGCCATGAGAATTCCTTACGACAGGTAGCGAGTGATGGACGCCTGCAGAGCCATGGATACGGTTCTGGTCATGACGTTGTTGCGGGAAATCGCCGGCTGCTGCGAGAACGACGTGTAAACGCCGTAGTAGATCTTGTCCACGCCTGGCAGGTTCATGCGCGCGGCTTGGATGGTCCGAGCCGTATCAGCAGCGTTCAACACCGGCACACAAGGGAGAGCAGGGTCATCGGCCACAGTGATCGTCATGCTTGCCGCTGACTTGTCGGTCGGAATCTGAAAGCCCTGCTGCGCTTCGAGGAAGTTGATATCCGTGTAGTTCTGCTCACCGCCAGCAGATGCGAAATCAGTGACCTGCGGGATTTGTACCCAGGTCAGTACTTTCTTCAGGGTGCCGGCACCGGAGCCAACCGGGTACACGGAGGTGTCAGTGGTGTCGATCGACTCCAAGGTGATCGCGGTGGCTGTCGCCAGCTTCACGCGCACAACTTTGTTGTTCAGCGCCGTCCAGCCGGAAGCGACCAACAGAATGTCGCCGACAGCCAGCGTAGCGCCGGTAACAGTGCAAATAGCCTCAGAGGCGTTGGAGACGGCGGAGAAGGCAAGTGGCGCAGCGTAGGTGGCGGCGTGCTCGATTGTCGCACCGTTAGGCAATTTTACGGCCATGGGTATTCCTCTATGCAGAAATGACAAAACCCGCTCAATGGCGGGTTCTGGGTTTGCCCAATGGGCGGATTAGGTTGTGGTGTCGGCTCGATACAGGAATGAGACCGGCAAAATGAAGGCGGTGTCTTCTTGCTGCTCAGGGCCAGAAAATACAGGCGTCATCACCTGAACACTGAAGCCTGCTCTCGTCAGCTGATCGTTGAGCGGGTACAACACGGCCAACTCGTCGACCAATCCCTCCGCAGCGCCGGTGCCACCGCCAGCGGGAGTCACGATCGTGACCTGAAACACCCCGGTGTACAGCCGATGCACTCCGGCAAGATCATTACTGTTCGTACCTGCCGGCAGCAAGAAGGCCCGAAGATAGGTCTCGGTCGCCGTCGGTGTGAAAGCGACGTTCTGGTAAGCGACGCGCAATACAGGACTGCGCGCCGCCGCCCATGCTTTCAGTCGCCCCTCAAGTAAGGATCGGATGATTTTGTGGCTCATACCTGGTTGTTCCTGATGGCCTCCAACACGATCTGCTGGAAGCGGGCCACGGTGATGCGGACCATGCCGCCGGGGGCTTGCTTCGAGTGCCCGTATTCCAATGGAATCGCATACGGCAGGTTGTTGATGAGGTAGGCGGCTTGGCCGGCAGTGAAATCGCTGACGGCCGAAACCAGCGCGGCGATGGTTTCTTGCCCGCTCGGATCAACCTCATCAAACGTAACGTTTTCGACGACATCGATTGAGAGATGCCAGTTCGCCCTGAACCGCCCACCGACGTAGCCTTCGGGCGCGATGATATCCA